TCTAAGTTTACTTGTTCACGACCACCGCTTCCTTTAAGTGCTTTAAAAAGTTCTTCTTGTGTCATAAAAATTAAGGAGCTTTAGGGGTTGTAAGGCCAGCCTTTTGACCCGCAGAGTATACACTCATTCCTGATTGAACACCTTCCAATGCAGCATTAACATAATTGGGTTGAGTAATGGGTTTGTTAATACTGAGCATATTCCGTTGGTATCCAGATCCAGCCGATTGAATTTCCATCGTTCGTGCGGTATTCATCATCTCAGCTTGTTTCTGCTCAGAGAACGCATAGGTGGCTTCCTTACGGGAGATGTTGGCCACAAGTGCTTCCACGCTTAGTCCAGCAACACCGCCCTCACCAGCAGCTACAACAGCAGACGCTTTGGCTTCCTTGCCCTTTAGTTCAGCCTCTTGCATCCGCTGAGACTTAGCTACTTGTTCTTGGGCTTGCTGCTGACGTAACGATGTAACCTCCTCAAGATACCGTTGGCGTTCTTGTTGAGACGCTAGCTTTTGTTGTTTCTCTTGAGCGTCTGCTTGTTGCTTTTGTCCAACTGCTGAAGACGCTGCGGTTAAAGCTCCAATAGCTAGCGAGATACTTATAGGTTCACACATCTTGGGTAATTGTAAATTTTATGAAAGGTTGATTATTTTTAAGAAAGACTTCGTCGGAGAACTCAGCACCACAATAAAGCAACCAACGGGTTGCGTCGGTATTATCAGCGTGTACGTAGTTACAAGCGGTTCCTCCGACAGCCTTAAGCATTGCTTTGATCCACTCAGGGCTGTGCCTTATGAAATCCCGTCCTGCTCTAGGAACCAATAGGTCACTCGCTAACGCCCATATGTAAGGCTCATCGGTGTCTTCTCCACCACAGCCAAACATAGCCAAAGGAGTGCCATCGAACCTACAGCAGATTGTGAAGGTACACAGGTCGAGTGTAAGGCCAATCCTCAGTGCATCCTCGGGACTATGGCCACCACAGTGACACTCAAGGGAATCAAAGGGTCTCATGGTTTCCGCAATGGGCTTGATGTCGTCAACCACAGCAGACCTAATAATGCACTTTTGGTAACTCCTAAGCGTATCGGGAAGCCCTTGTGTGGGCGTTTGCTTCAAATTCTGCTGATTGGAAATTGGCTGAGAATGCGCTGTCATTGATGATTTTAATAACGGAATCCTTGGCCTCTGTAAAGATTGAAAACCGCATTGCTCCATCCTTGAAGATCATAGTGCCAGCACGGGACACATCAACGATACTAGGCGTGAAATCCACGGTCATCGTATCACGAGCCGCAGGTGTTACTTCGATTCTAAAGTGAGCAGCATCGGAGAAGAAGACAACACCGTTACGTAGGATGAACCTAGTAAGACCCGAAGGAGTCCCCTGTGGTCCCCCTTGCTGCTTAAACACAGGCTCACTGAAGGTGTACTCCATAGGATACCTGAGACCAATAAAGCAGGTTGCTGGGCGATCTAGGTACACCGTGTTACCCACTACGTTATCAATCTTTATGTTGATTCCCTTTTCATCGTAGGCTTCAACAACGTCCCCTTGCTCAACATGGTAAGGAAGCGTGATGTAATCCGTAGGCCCACTGGTGACCTTTGTAAGGAGATCAAGGTGGTAAGAGAAGTTCCCAAGGGTGTCAGTCTCAGTCCGTTGTTCCTCCATGTTGATAAAAGTGAGCATTGCTCGTCCGTCTTTGTTGCCTACGATGTACAACTTAGAGTTCATAAATTCAACCCCTTGGATATCCATTGCAAAGGTGAACTTAGACCAGCTTGAGATAACCTTCTCGTTACCGCTCCAGAAGAACTTGTAAACGTAAAGGGTGTTTGAGGTTCCATCTTGGGTGTGAACACAAATGATGTTCTCCGTAGATGACGAGATCAACTTGGATGTAGCACCCGAAAGGATGTAAGATGGGATCTGTGAAGTGATGTCCGATGAGTCGTAAGTTGACGAAGCAACATCCAAGCGGAACTCACGGACACCCAAATAGTTTCCACGTTGGAACGTGAAGTAAACGTAAGACCCAAGGCTCATAGGTTCCGATGAGGTGTCCACGTCGTAGTTGGTCACAGCAGTCACCGAAATGGTCTTAGAGGTCAAGGTGTCACCACTCTTAACCACGAACTGCCCACGGTCCGCAAACAGAATAAGGTTCTCTTGGAAGGCAACAGCAGAGGAGAGCCTAGAGATGGTCGTAGAGGCCGCTGAAACGTCGATAGGATCTGAGTCCAACAACGTGCGAACGGTGGTCCTGAAGAAGTTAAAGAACTGCCCAGCTTCGCTGAACAACACCGTGTCATCCGTGAGTAACCCAAGGCGGTTCTTGAAAAAGAACAGGTTGTTTAAGGGTTTCCCTATGAACGACGGAAGCGGATTGGAATCGTTGTCACCAACAAGTCGGTCAGCCCAAGAAATTTCTGATAACGTGAACGCATTGAGTCCTGTGTTGATAAGCTCATGGGGCATTGTTGCTGCATCAATTTTATATCGAATACCATAGCCAACAGATTCGATCCAACCACCAATACCAAAAGAACTTAGATCGTTAGTCTTAAAAGTAACGTAGTAGTCGTCCTCTTTACTATCAATAGACCCACGGACTGACACAGTAAATTTATCAGGTGCTTGAACAGGTAGATCAGAAATATCATCAACAGTTTTAAACACGATACCAATAGCTGAGTTTGCTAGACCGTCTCGACTTGTTAAATAAAAAGTTTCACCGTTAAGTTTTTTAAGGATAATAGAGCCTCCGTTTATTTCGTGAGAGTAATTAGGTTCAATAGCTGATGATAATGTTAAAAGATTGTTAATGCCCGAAGCAATAACAGATGTATCCGCATTAGCGGCATTAGAACTTACCCCAGAAGTATAAGTTATAACTGCTGCTGAAGTGTCCGATTGAGGAAAACTCACAACAGGAGACCACTCTGGTGAAATATATTCCCCGCCATTAACAATTGTTATCGACGTAAGTTGACCAGTAGCGTCATTAACTTGAAGATTAAAGATCGCGTATGTGTAAGCGTAGTAGGACACTAACGGAATTAGATCAAGAGTTGGGTTGTACGTAGAAGAGTATCCTGATCCAGCGTCTGTTATTATTGCGGAAGAAATTCTCCACGTTCCATTACTATTTTGAGTCCAACTAATTGCAACTTTTGCGCGAGTAACTTCAGAACCGTTAAAGATCAACTCATATTTCTTTAGGTAATCCCCTTGTTTAATGAATACCAAAGCCGTAGACTCGTCTTGAGCCGCTGTAACATCCGTGGTCATCGCGGTGTTGACCGTGGTATTCAGGAAGAACGAAGTGTCAGCCAACGCCATGGACTTAAGGTTCTTACGTGCATCAGCGTTCTTAAGATACTCAGGAAGCTCTGTGCCGCCTGTAACACCGTTGATGGTTGCCTCAGCACCTGTGACTAAGTTAAACGCTCTGGCAACAGTGTTATTAAGAACAACAGCATACCGTTCATTCTCAGATCGATTAACGAAGTGAACGTAGTCCGTAGGGTTGATAACGTCTTCACCGATAGCTGTGATAACACGGGTACACTGGCGTTTCTTTAAGCCGTCACTGACGGAACTCAAGGCGTTTATCTGCTCCTCGCACTGACCCACAAAGCGGACTTTAGGTGACTGCTGAGAAACTCCTCCGACCAAGTTGGATACGGATGTTGTAATGTTTGCCATAAGATTTAAGAGATATCTCCGCTGCGATTAATACCAACACGGCTGGCAACATCGTAGTTGTCAAAGATAGTAATATCAGAGTTGCGTCCATCGGTCTCCTCTAGGCGAGCCTTGGCCATCATCTCATCACGCATGATAAGGCTCTCAAGTTCCCTAGATCCCACAAGTCTCCCTTGAAACACCCGTCCAGCCTTAATGGTGATGTAGCGTCTTGCTTGTTCTGGAAGATCCTCCCAGTCCAAAAGGAAAGTCATGTTTACCGTGAGTGTGTCCACCGTGAACGTCGCAGTGTTTTTAGTGCGATCCCAGATGTTCAAGCCACGCTGAACGATGTCATAAGAGCGATCCACTGCGTCCACTTGAAGGGTATTTGCAGGGACTTGAAAGGTTCCTGTGGGGATTCCTTGGGCGAGCTTGAAGTTCTCGATGGTGTTAAACTGCCAACCATCTGATTGGATTTCACGGCTCACTTCATCAAGGATGTTCTTCGCCAACGCTGCCGAAAGCGGGAGTGCTGAAGCGGTAGCAATGCTGTTAATAGGAGCCTCTCCGATATAACCAAGCATCGTATTAACTGCCTCTAGTTTTGATGTAAGTGTAGCCATGTATATGTGATTTTAAGTATAGTTGTATAGAACTTACAGCATAGGTCAAGTGCGCCTTGATCTACAGTGTAAATCCCAAACAAAAGGAAAGCCCCCTTTAGAACTTACGAACTAAAGGGGGCCAAGTGGGGATTAGCGATTAACCAATCGTGACAGAAGCTTCAGGACGCAGGACACCATGGCCCATAGCGTACTTAGCAACAAACAGCGTTCCTTGACGCTCGATTTGATACTCGGATTCGGTAGCAAGATCAAGGAGCTTCACCGTGCCGATAGCACTTGGGTGAGCAACAATCATCTCGATTGCCGAAATGTCAGTAGCGTTGTAGCCGACACCAGAAGCACCGAAGA